AGTTATCAGCCGAGGAAGAAAGCAATACGCTCAAAGAATGGGAAGATAACAAACCTAATCAAGAGCAGGATAATTTAAAAAGCTACTCTATGGCTGTTACATTACATATAAATGAAACCGCTATCGCACGCGGCTATGATTCTGCTTTGTCGGTAGTGTCATACGCTGGCAGTAAAAAACTAAAATGGAAAGGTGAAGCGGTAGTGTTCACAGACTGGCGCGATGATTGCTACGAATACACTTACGCAGAGTTCGCAAAGATGGAAGCCGGAACAAGAACGTGGCCGACACCTAAAGATTTTATTTTAGAATTACCTGTAATTGCTTGGCCAATATAAGGGGTTATTATGAATAAACAAAAAGGAATGGCAGCTTTATTAGTCCTAGCTTTACTTGCTGGGGCTTTTGGTGTTGGTTTTGTTTTCAAGAAAGCAACTAGTCATGTAGACCATCCGATTGAACAAGCAGCGGAGCATGTGTTAGCTCAGCACGGGATTGATGTAGATTTTTCAGAAGATAAAAAGAAAAAACAGGCAGCAAAATAGCGAGCTAGACAAAGATAGGGCTATAATGCTTTTGCTAAAAACTTAAATAAGTGCACTTAATTATAAGGAGATACACCAATGTCAATAACTTCAATTTCACGTGACTGGGGAACTAACCCGTCTATAGTAAGAGTTGTTTCTACTGATGCATTATCAGTAATCACAGCTAGCGGATATTTAACCGCTCAAGATGCAAACATTAAAGCATTAAACAATGGTTCATTTGAGTGGTTAGCAAATGATATCGTAGCTATTAGTTATTCTGATGGCGAGAGTTTATTCACTCGTAACGCCACAACTTTAACTTTTGATGTTGGTGGCGCAATTGCACCGTCAGTGCTTCAATACAAACAAGTTGCTATCACAGCGGCTGAGTTCAATGGTATGTATGCCGCACCTAAAGAATTGGTAGCTGCTCCAGGCGCAAATTTATTATTAGTGCTTGATAGAGTTCAGTTGTTAGAAACATATGGTTCAGCTGCTTTTGCCGGTGGTGGTGTCGCCGCGGTTCAGTATGACAGCACTATTAATGGCGCAGGTATTATTGCATCATCAACATTGTCAGCTGCTACTTTCCAAGTAACTGCAAGCACAGCGTTTAATTTTAATGCGGGTGTGGTTGCTCAGCCTTTTGCAACAGCTGTTAATAAAAACTTATCTTTAAGCAATGTAACAGGCGCGTTTACTTCTGGAGACAGTGATTTAGTTGCGCATGTTTGGTATAAAGTTATAGCTAGCGCATAATAGTTTATTGCACCTGTTGCGGCGGGTGCAATTTTTTAAAGGTAGTTTATGGAAAGCTTACTAGAATGGATAAAAGGTTGTGAGGGTTATTCTTCAACGCCTTATCAATGCCCAGCAAACTTCACAACAATAGGCTGGGGTCGCAATTTATCAAGCCGTGGCATATCGCCAGACGAAGCCGAGTTAATGCTTGAAAATGATATTTTACTTTGTAAAAAAGAAATGATCTCATTTGAATGGTATTACGGCCAGCCAGAATCTATAAAAAACGCATTAATTAATATGTGTATCAACCTTGGCTTAACAAAACTTTTAAAGTTTAAAAAAATGTTAGCGGCACTTGAGGCTAGAGACTATTCTACAGCAGCACTAGAGGCTTTAGATAGTAAATGGGCAACACAAGTTGGCCAGCGAGCAAAAGACGTGGCTTGTATGATAAGGGAAACTAATGAGTCTTGAGCCAGAGCAAATAGATCAGATTAATTTAATGAATTGGATTAAGCACAATTACCCAGAAATTGCTGAAGATACATATCATTTTGCTAATGAGCGTAAATGCACTATACAACAAGGAGCGCTCTTAAAAAGAATGGGTGTTAAACGCGGGGTATCAGATATATTTATTCCAATTCCACGAAAGGGTAAATCCGGTTTATGGATTGAGTTGAAGGTCGGTAAGGGGCAACCAACCAAAGAGCAAAAAGAATTTTTAGCTAGAATGATTGTTAACGGTTTTGAGGCGGTTTGTGTTTGGGGCTGGGAAGCTGCAAAAGAAATTATAATTGCTTATTTTAGTCAAAAATCTTCCTCTTAATTTTAAAAGTTCCATCAACTTCTTTGACATGAAGCTTAAGAGGTGTTTTTATTACTTTTAACATCTTTTCAATTTTATCTCTATTCCCTAGATATGGGTAAAACTCTGATGAACGTTCGCAATGCTGTTTTACAAACATACCGTAAAATACTCGCTGTGCTTTCGGTGTTGAGGGCATGTAAAATTCGTAAATGTCTCCGGTATTGCCGTCAATATCTATACATCTATATGCGCAATTTACCCGAAAAGTTTTTGACGTTCCTGATATCCCATAACGTGCTTCTAGTACATGAACCTCAGTATGTCCTGCTTTTAATGTTTCTAACGTTAACTTTTTATTTGGATCGATAATCTCAACTTCACAAACGCGACAGTGACGACTAGTGATATCGTTTTGAACGCCGCACTCTAAGTTTGGGCAATCTCTAAAATCAAAAAAATATTCACAACGCTTGTTATTTGTCATACCAACACAACGTCTAGCATGCTCGGTATTCATTTGCATACAAACAGGGCAAACAATAACTAAAGGTTTATCTTTGTCTATTGTCTGTCTAACCGCATCAATTAAGATCGGGTTATCCCAATCTTGATGACGTTCAATATTACCGGCGAAATCTAATACTAGTGCGTCTGATTTGTTTGTTTTTGCTGACAATCTAAGCACGCGCCCCATTGTCTGCACGAGTAAAACGAGGCTTTCGGTTGGTCGTAAATATGCAAGGGTGTCAAAAGCAGGTATATCAACACCAACACTAATAATACTAATATTGACAAGATACTTAATTTTACCAATTCTTGCATTGTTAAGTATATCAGTCCTTTCATCTTGCGGTGTTTCCCCTAAAATTAAAGCGGTTTCCTTTGGTGGTAAATGGCTAACTATTTCATGGGCATGTTTTTTAGTAGTTGCAAATAAGAAGATCCCGAATCTTTTTTGTGTCTCCATTACGTGTATTATTTGCTTACATATAAGATTAGTTAATCTAGTGTTTTGGTCAACTACATCGGCAAGCTGTTTTTTATCAAACTGACCGTTTTTTATTTTTACTTTTGAAAAATCTATTACTAAATTTTTATCAATCTCAAAAAAAGGCTCAACCAAATAACCGTCGGCAATTAACTGTTCAGTAGTTATATTTCCAACCTGTGATTTAAAAATACATTCATCACCAACAATCGGCGTACCTTTAAACCTAAAGTTCGTGCCTGTAGCACCTAGTAAACGCATCTCTTGATGTTCTTGCTTATAGTGTCGCAATATACGCATAAATGACGATGAGACGTTATTAAAATTAATCGCGTGGGCTTCATCAACAAGAATAATATCAAATTTTATTTCAGTTAAAGGTTCTTTTTTATTAATAGCGTTAAGTATTGACAAAGGAGTTCCAAAAACCACGGGTGGTGATGAATCTTTTTCGCCTAATGCGGCGCAATACATTGAGCCAGTGCCGCCCTCTTCTTCAAAAGCTTGTTTATTACTTCTAACCAGCTCCGCATTATTAACAAGACATAGGGCGCGGCCTTTCATTTTTTGTATAGCTAATAAGATAGAAGCTAGCATTAAGCTTTTACCAGCTCCGACGCTGGCCATTAAAAGCACAGGTGAATCGGAGGCTTTAAGATCGCGCCAACATTCATCAACAGCGGTTTTTTGATACGGCCTTAGTGTTTTCATTTGTTGGTTTTTTCCATATCAGCAATTAAATTGTCGATAACTTCCTGGTAACTACTAATAGCAATAGTCATGAATTTCATGCCGTTCATTTTACCGCTTGCGTCGCGCGCAACATTTGTTAGAGTTAGTGAAATCATGTTAGCCATTGTAATTTCCATAAACTCATTAACACTGCCTTTCGGTTCTTTCGATGACTTCTTAAAGAATTTTTTTAGAAATTGCCTTGCTTGAGTTATTTGGTCTTCTTGTTTATCTTTCATTTATGACACTCCTTATTAAAACGGCACATTTTGCATTGAAACCAGATAGGCGACCCACTTATGCGCGGTGGTGGTATAGGTGTTTCATAAACCAATTGCGCCACCTCTGATAACCTCTGATAAGTTTCAGGGTCGAACTGAACAAGCTCGTCCCATAATTCACTAGTATCTTTATTAAGCACAAGCATATAAGCTTTATGAATGCCGGACATACCCATATAAGCCTGCATTTGAGCGTAATATTTAGGAAACCATTTTTTAACGCCTTTTTTAACAAAAACAGAAAAACTAGAATGTTTAGCTGTTTTAATCTCTAATAAAGCATTATAATTTACTATTACACCGTCACAATGCCCCCTAAAATAAGGCATCTCAGCATGCTGGTATTCGGTTTGTGACTCATTAACGTCAAGACCGGCATCACGCAGCAACTGAATGATCATACCCTCTAACCTATTACCTATTTCCCAAGTTCTTCGGATCTTGTTTGGAATCGGGGAGCTTTTCGCCCCCTGAAATTCATACCAAATTTGGCGAATACAATCAGACCCAATACTTGAAGCCCCTATGTAATCACGCAATTTTTCACGTGATACATGAGGTGTTTTTTCTATTAACTTAGTTAATTTTCCCGTAGCCATAAAAAACTACCAAGGCACATCGTCATGCAAAGAATCTTCACCGGCCTCGCGCTGCCGTGAAAAAGAGCTTTCTAAAGATGGTCGTGTATGTGTAACTTGCGCGCTAACACCTGTCTCACACTTAAAACCTTGCGCTGCGTGAACTTCTGAAACCCAATTATATTGCTTGCCTGTCGCCTGGTTTGGTTCTGTTTCTTGAATTTTAATACCTGCAATCTTGCCATTAAAAACTAATAAATCTTGATCGGTTGGCATAGCGTCAGATGCTGGTCTTAATTTAAAAAGCTTATATAGCATCATCATCATATTTAAAGCTCTATGCTTTGTGCGAGTTGGGTTTTTATCCCTACTGTCAGCATCAATGGCTTTTATTTTTTGATAGACGTGCTGACCCTTAAAATCGCCCTCAGTTAATAACCAATCAATTTTAAAATATTTAAAGCCGTCGTGTTCTTCTAAACAATATTTATGAATTGATGCTAACGCCATTGTGCCGTCGGGTACTTGTTTAAAAGATTTAGCAAAAGCATCATCAGCCGATCCAGTTAATTCACCTTGTTCACTTGTCCAAAAACTCATTTGTTATTCCTCATCGTTAAAGTAGTTTTCAATTTCTTTTTTAATATCCACGAGATCATTAGGTATAAATAAATCATCAAATAAACCCATTGGACTTTTAGCTACATACTCGCTATCTGATTGCGTTTGAAATATATAATCACCATCAACAACGCGTGAATGTAAAACGGTAGTAAACAGCCGCTCAATAGTGATTTTTTCATCAAGTAATTTGCCGATGGTTTTGCATTTAGCCCGACCAGTGCTGTCTACATCGCTATGCGCTAAAATAAAAGTGGTTAGAGTTGGCCGTGTTTTTAAAGTTTCGTTAATCGTTGACCAGCCGTGCATAGCCAACTCTGAAAACTTATCAAAGCCTTTCTCACCGACGCGCCTCATAAATTCATAGGCTAAAATATATTGCCAATCATCAATAATTAAGGTGGTTATTTCTGGCCGGTCTTTGTCAACCATTTTTATGCATCTAACAATATGCGCCCAATCATCACTAGTAAAATAATTACCGTCTTTATTTTCTTTAGTAATAAGCTTGTAATTTTTTTTAAAACCCTTAAACGGCATAGGCTTATCAAGTACATTTAAAATAAATGTGGTTTTAGGATCAAGATTACGAATTGAAGTGGATTTGCCAGTTCCACTTTGACCTATAATTAGAATTGAATTACCCATTTAAACTCTCTCTTTAATAGTTACGCCAGCTTTACCAGGCTTTTTCATTATTAACTCGGTTAATGCCTCGCGAACTTTTTTAGGTGCTTCAATTAAATATTTTTCACAAAGTTTTTTATCTAATGAAAATGCCACCGATTCTTTAATGGGATTAAATTTTTCCGGTATTTTATAGTCACCAGTTAAATATTTTTTCTTATCTAACGAGTAAATAAAAGGGGTTTTACACTCAACTTTCCAAATGCCGCAATCATAAGCTTTTTGCCCCTCATGATCGTGTTCCAAGTCTTTAATAATTAGCTCGGTCAACTCTTCTTTTCGTAAATTTAATTTAGCTAACTTTTTATTAACAAGTTGCAATTCTTTAATATTATCTTCTACATTAAACATTTTTAAAACCTCTTTACTTTTAAAGTCTACGTCAGGAGTAACGTGCTGCTATTATAACAATCTATTGTACTATGTCAACTCTTGTTATATAATAATTTCTAACGTAGAGGATTAGTTATGACACCTGAAGAAGTTAAAAAGTATTACAAGTCAACTTATGGATTTAGGAAAGATACGGGCATGTCTTGCAGCAGTTTAGTTAATTGGCTCAAGTGGGGGCGAGTACCTTTATTGTCTCAGCTTAAATTAGAGAAAATGACACAAGGCGAACTGAGGGCGGATTGGAAAACATGAAAAAATTAATGTTAATGGTTTGCGTCTTATTGACAGCTTGCGGTGGTGACAACGGTGGTGGGGGCGATAAATCTAACCCTAGCGGCTCTAGCGTCGGATCAGGTAATAGTTTATCTAATACTATAGCTTCGGGCGTAGCGGCTGGCGCAGGGGCGGCGGTTGGCCATAAAGTTGCTAATCACGCTATGGAATCATTCAGCAAGCATCGAAGGTCTAGGCGTATATCTAAAATGATGGCTAGGCGTAGATAAGGGTGATCAAATTTAGTTAAAAGACTGTTTTATTTGGATTTTTAGTAATAAGATAAGAAAAAAACATTATCAAAAGGATTGTAATACATTTGGATATACACGCAAAATCAGCCGATCTTTTACAGCAGTTAGCTAACTCAATAATAGATAGAGGCCAATTATCAAAAAATCAGATTTTGTTTACTGTGAAAGAGATCCGAATTGTTAATGATTTTATAAAGAATTTATTTGAGACTAACCAGCAAAGCCGACTAGAGTAATCTAACCGGCTTTTTTTTGGTTTGGCTATTAAAAAGCATAACAAAATAATGGAAGTTAAATATGTTATTAGAAAACTATAGCACGGTACAAAATAAGCGTATAGATAAAAGTAATTTTAGTAAAGAAAAACTTTACAGCCCATTTGAGGCTCGTCGTGATGCCTTAATATATAATTGTAATGATCTTATCAAGCATATGGCTAGTCATGCTGACAATATGAATGATCTTAATGATATAGAATCACTTATTAAAGAAATTTATATAACTTACTTTAAATAAAATGGGCGTCATGCCCCACCAGTCATGTACCACCACGACTGTCTACAACCTGTAACAATAAGCCAAGGAAGTGTAACATGAAAAAAACTGCAACAGTAGCATTTAAGCGCACAAAAGAAACATCTTTCTTAATTATGGACTCAATCATCTTTGATGAGTTCTCTCCAAATGCTTTAAAAGTGTACGGCCAATTAAGAAAACTTACTAGCTATACTCAAGAATGTGGCGAAACCAAGATCACAGTTAAGAATCTTTCAAAACTATCAAACATACCCGTCCGCACAATATATAACGTTTTAAACGAGCTAGAATTTACACACTTTATTATCCAGCGTACAAATATCCACAACTTTAAATATGGTCAAACAAATTGTTTTTCAGTATCGCAAACATACAACTTTTTTAAACCCAAAGAACAAACAACCCATATAGAGCCTACTCAACCGCCTGTGGATAACTCTGTACAAAATTTGACTACCCCTGCACAGGGTGCAGTACCCTATGCACACCTTGCAGTACCCTATGCACCGTGTGCAGTCCTAAGAGAACAAGAGTCTTTACAAGAGTTTCCCAAGAGAAAACAAAACAAGGAGACTGTTTCTGTTTTTTTTGATTCTTATTCTGTTAAAAAACATATAAACACTGTTATCGCCAAAAGAGGCGTTTATGTTGATGAGGACGTTATAGATCAGATTGTTTTTTACATCGGTACATCTTTGATTTACGCAGATGTCGTTAAGAAAACCAATATTGCTTTAAAAAAAGTTAGAGAGGGTAAATGGAATATCCCAAACGGTTACAAAGGTATTACAACTCAATCAATTAAAGATGATGAAGAAGAGCATTATCGTAAGAAACGAGAAAGTTATGCCCAGGACTCGGTTGCTCATTTGGCTATTACCGCAGCTGTTAGCCGAGGCGATGGTGTAAAGGGTTTTCAAGATATACTTAAAAAATTAAGGTCTTAATAATGAAAAAATTAGACGTTAACGAATGTAAAAGCTTAGTTTTTAAAGCTGCTATTGAGTGCGGGGTTAGCCCTAGAATTATAATCACTGAATTATTGACCGATGATGATAAAAAGGATATAGAAAACGGCGAGCTTAAATTAGCTGGATTAATTTTACATGTGAAAACATGGTTAAATAGTGGCAAGCCTAATTTAAAAGCCAAATAAAGCCCGTGAAGCGTTTTAATTATTAACTGGTATGTTTTGTTTAATTTGTTTATATTATTAAACAAGGCGTTAATTTAGCCTATAGAATTTAATATTTTAATGGATTGTTTAAGATGATAGACGGAAAAGTGAAGTGGTTTAATGAAAGTAAGGGCTTTGGGTTTATTGGGGCTAATGGCAAGGATTATTTTGTGCATTACAATGAGATTCAAACAGATGGTTTTAAAACTTTAAAAGAAAATCAACGTGTGGCATTTGAACCAGGCGAATCGCCTAAAGGGGCAACTGCTAAAAGCGTTACCCTTATCGATTAAGATGCTAACATAAATAATAATATATAAGCTGCTGCAATTGTTAGGGTGAAAACAACCATATCAGCCAAGTGGTGGGTTTGGGGTTTGGGGTTTTGCTCTATTAAACAGTGTTTGAATAATTCATTATCTTTGCGCATTAGTTACGCCCCAACCACTTATCTAATTTCTCATAACTGCCTTGACATTCCGCCGGTATATTCCAAATTACATAATGAACAATTTCTTTCATGTAGCCAATATTATGACTATCAGCTCTTCTAAAAGCACCTTTTAAATCGTTAGCTAATACAGCAGTTACAAAACCGCCAGGGTGTAGTTTATCATTTACATATCTGTCTATAGAATCTTTAACGGATTCGGGAACAGGTCTATCTGATTTGTATCCAAACATTAATAGTCTCTCTTTTGATGTTCTACAAATAAATCAATATTTACTTTTTCAAGCATGCATTTATATTCAGCGCACTTTTTTTGAAGACTAAAAACTTCCTCTTGTAAACTTTTAATCTTGTCATTTAACCAATGTATTTCCTGTCTTAGCTTTTCCGTTTGCAATGCAATCATTATTTAATTTTCCATTTTTTATTGTTTTTTTAATTTTACGAGCAACTACCTCACCGATACCGACTATAATTAAGAAACCAAAAATATACACAGTCCCTAATCCTTTATGACCTGAACTATGACCTCCTCTAGCTATAGACTCACTAGCAAATAAAGTTATTAAAATAAATAAAGGCAATATCCTCACTTAACAGCCTCCCTGTAATCAATCATGTTATCCATATCTTGAATAACATCAATGCGCTGCTCATCAGTCATGCTCGCATATGCCTTGTAAAAATTAACCATTGTTTTGGTAGTTGTTTTTCTATTGATCCAGGCGTTAACAATTTAATTGTATGGGGGTGGTGCATGGTAGATTTCATTCATTTTTACAAAGCCTCTATTAAATCACGTAATCGTTTAACTTCTTTCTTTTCAGCTTCAAGCAATGTTTTTAATATTTCATTCTCAATGCCAAGCTCACAAACTTTTTCTAGTAGCTTATTTATGTCATCCATCTTTGAAATCCTCGCTCAACGCATCCATTATTATTTTATCAGCCTTGCTACCAATTCCATCAAGCAGGTTTGTCATTTCTGAATCACTTACTTTTCTAATAATACTGTTTTTACCAGTTTTATTTTCTGCAATGTCTTTAACAATGTCTTTAACAATATCTAGCATTTTAGTTAGGTTATTTATCTGCGTTTGCTGATTGTGTAAGCGCTCAGAATGATTAGCCATTAATTGATAAACAGTCTTAAAATCTATATCAATACTTTCTTTATATTTATTTATATCATCCATTATTTTCACCTGGGATAAAGTATTTATAAGTATCAATTTTTATTTTGTCGAACTGCTCAAGGTTGTCATAATGAACGTAATGTCTAACAAAATTAAATAAAGGTACGTTAATAGTATAAATTTGGTGTTTATCAAGTGTTGAAACATGTAATTGACTTAACGCAGATAGTAGATTGCTAAATTTAATCGTAAATTCTTTTTTATCCATTAAACCACCTCGTGCGCTTGATATTTAGTTGCTATCGGCTGATAATCATCTGCCGAATTTTTTTCGCACTTTTCACATACTTTTCTAGGTATAACCATATTATGAAAAAAATCGTCGTCGTAACCGTCGCCGCTTCGCTCATGATCGCAATGCTCACATATATATATAGCGTAAAAGTCGCGCCTGTTTCTGCTGGTTATTTGTTTAATTTTCATTCATAATCCCCACAAAACAAATAATCCCAGTTTTAATAAAATGTTCAAACTCAGTAAAATATCTTGATGGTAATAATTCTCTATAGGCATGCGAGTAATTAAACTCAGTGCCTTCAATAAAAACCGATGGGCATTTGGTATCTAACATTAAATTAAAATCTTCCTCGGCTTGATCATAGTCGTGCTCGCTAATTAAATTTTCAGGTATCATGTTCAAAGCTCCTCTAAGTCGTAATATTCGCCATCAAATTCTAAAAAATTAGTTATTAAAAAATCATCATAATCAACGCCGGTGTCGTCTATCTCAAAAGCGTGCCATATATACTCATCGTTAGCTTTGGCAGGTTTTAAAACTTTAATAATAGCTGCGTATAATCTATCTTCAAAAGCAAACGGCCATAAGTCAGCGGCCTCATCACCTGTTAAATCAAGTAAATCCATAATATCCTCTGGCTCGCAACCATCATCATGAAATTTTATCAATGTTTTAAGATCTACTTTTATTAATTCCTCAACGTCGCTATTAAAATTTAATTCGTCGCTTTCAGACCAGTTTTTATTAGATAACTCGTCAAGTTCGGTTCTCATTTGTTTATCTGTTAATCCGTCTGTTTTCATTATTATTGCTCGTTAGTAGTTAATGACTGTATAGTACAAGTAGTTGTAACATATGTCAAGCGTTTGTATGAAGTTTTTTTGATCTTAATGGGTTTATAAAGTTATGAACATATAGCTCTAGTAAATACGGGGTTTTATTGAGTTGCGCACAGGTTTATCCACGGATTTTGTTAGTAACTATCTAATAGTAGCTTTTTGTTTTATGTGATATCTTTATGATGTTTAATTTATCAATAAAAAATGGAGTTATATATTATGAAAGATAAAAACTACGATTCTGCAAAAGCTGATAATAGCCATTATTCAGTGCCGTCAATGTACGGAAAAATGGTGCGTGAGCAATATAATATGCGTTCAAAATGTTGTGATCCAGGTAAAGCTGACGGCAACATGAAAGCAGCGCATAGCGATAAACAGAAAGGCGTGTAACCCTTGACGCTTCGGAAGTATAAAGAGATTCAAGTCCTAGAATTGGTTAAATATAAAGCCAATTCTAGGACGCATTCAGGTGATCAAATTCAGCAAATAATTAACTCAATTAACGAATTTGGTTTCACTAATCCATTACTTATTGATGAAAAAAATACAATTATTGCTGGGCATGGTCGTTTAGAAGCTGCTCAAAAGTTAGGGCTGGAAAAAGTACCGTGTATTATTTTAGATGGTTTGAGTGATACACAGAAAACAGCTTATGTAATTGCTGATAATAAATTAGCTTTAAATGCTGGTTGGGATCTTGATTTATTGAAATCAGAGTTTGCAATACTTAATGATGATGGTTTTGATATTAGCTTGACGGGTTTTAGTGATGAGGAATTAGAAGTATTTACAGAAGAAGATGATGCTGAGGTTTTTTGTGGTGATGATGATGTTCCGGTTATACCAGATGATCCAATAACAGAGCTTGGCGATGTATGGTTGCTAGGTGAGCATCGGTTAATGTGCGGCAGCTCCGTTATGATTGATGACGTTGAGAGTTTAACGCAAGGCAGTAAAGCTAACATGGTATTTACCGACCCTCCATATAATATGGATTTTGACGGCGGCTTGCACGGCGATGGTAGTAAGTCTTTTAATGCTACACACGGTAAAATTAAAAACGATAAAATGAGTAAAGATGACGCTATTGAATTTTTTGATGGTGTTAATACTATGATTAAAATGTTTTGTTCGGGGGCGTTTTATATTACTTTTTATTGCCTTGGCATTCTAGATTATCTTACGTCGCTTGAGCGTTCAGGATTAAAGGTTCGCAGTCTTGTCGTTTGGAATAAAGGAAATCATACTTTGTCAAACTCTGATTACATGAGTATGTATGAGCCAATATTTTATGGTTGGGTTGACGAGCATAATTTTTATGGCGGCAATAATGGGCGTGATATATGGGAAATATCAAGAACAGCAAAAAATGATTTACATCCTACAATGAAGCCCATTGAACTAATGGAGAAAGCTATAAGCAACTCAAGTAAGGTTGGCGACACTGTTTTAGACCTTTTTGGTGGCTCAGGCTCAACTCTTATTGCTTGCGAGAAACTCAAAAGAAAATGCTTTATGATGGAATTAGATCCAAAATACTGCGATGTTATTATTAAAAGATACGAAAATTACAGCGGCAATAAAGCAATTAAGGAGAGTAATAATGCCTGATCCTACACCACACGATGCTACAGACAAAACACGCGCTGAAGTACAAGCGTTATCGAGTTTTGGTAATACGCAAGAAGAGATAGCTCTATATTTAGATATTTGCGTTGATACTTTAGTGAAATATTATAGAAAAGAGCTTGATACGGCTGTGATACATGCAAACGGCATGGTCGCACGCAAGCTATTTAATAAAGCTGTTAATCAAGATGATTTATCAGCTCAAATGTTTTGGTTGAAAACACGTGCTAAATGGCGTTATAAGTCTAAAGATGATGAGGCTAAGCTGGAGTCATTAGTTGAAAAATTAGTTGATAAGTTAAAAGATTAAGGGTTGCTGTTAATGTCAGATGATAAGCTGATTAAAATATTAAAATCGCTGCCTTTATTTGCTCAAAATTTTCTTAGCATACGAACTAAGTCTGGTCGGATTGAGCCTTTTATTATGAATCGTGCGCAAAAGTATTTGCATGATAGATTAGAGGCTCAGCTTAATGATTTAGGGCGCGTGCGTGCGTTAATTTTGAAAGGACGGCAACAAGGTTGCTCGACTTACGTTCAAGCAAGATTTTTTCATAAAGTTGTAACGCAGCGCGGTAAAAAAGCTTTTATTTTAACGCATGAGGCTGAGGCTACTAAAAACCTTTTTGACATGACTAAGCGATACTATGAGGGCGTGCCTAAAGGCGTTTTGCCTAAGCCCGATGCTTCTAGTGCTAAAGAACTTAACTTTAAAACTTTAAATAGCGGTTACAGCGTAGGCACGGCAGGTAATAAAGCTGTGGGTCGGTCGCAAACAATTCAGTTAATGCATGCCTCGGAGGCGGCTTATTATCCGCATGCCGAGGAACACGCAAAGGGTATTTTGCAGGCGGTATCAAATGAAGACGACACCGAGATTATTATGGAGTCAACTGCCAACGGCATAGGTAATTATTTTTATAATATGTGGGTGTCGGCTGTAAGCGGTCAATCGGACTTTCAAGCGATATTTATACCTTGGTATTGGCAGCCTGAATATCGTTATTTTGAGCGTAAAGACGAGGACTTTAGCTTGACAGATGAAGAGCATAGCTTGTTAGATTTGCATGGCGAGGACGGTTTAACTAAAGAGCATTTATTTTGGCGACGTAAAAAGTTACATGAGTTTAGCAACGACTTTGAGACGGGTCGCGAGCTTTTTAACGTCGAGTACCCTATGACCGCGCTTGATGCTTTTCGTAATCCGGTTGCCGATCGGTTTATTAAAGCTAACTTAGTAACGCGTGCTAGAAAAAATACAGTTGATTCACATAGTCAGCTAGTCATAGGCGTTGACCCTGCTTTAAGCGACGGCGATAGAACGGCTATAGTTAGACGCAAAGGCCGTTTAGTTTATAACCTTGAGACGCATTTTAATTTAAACACTATGGAAATAGTTGGCTTAGTGCGCCGCATAATTGATAAAGAGCATCCAGCTAAAGTTTGTATTGATTGCATTGGAATTGGTGCGGGTATTGTTGACCGTTTAATTGAAATTGGTTATGACCAGGTTGAGGGTGTTAATGTTGCTCGCTCGGCTAGCGATAAAGAAAAGTTTAAAAACTTACGTGCTGAATTATGGCACGATATGCGCGAGTGGTTTGTACAATCAATGCCGGTTCAAATTCCTGATAGCGATGAGCTTTTAGGCGATTTAACTAGCTTAGGTTATAAATACGATAGCAGTGGTCGTTTGCAAATTGAGTCAAAAAAAGATCTTAAATCACGTGGGATTAAATCCCCCGATACCGCTGACAGCTTAGCTTTAACTTTTTACGTTGGTGATTACTTGCAACAAGATAATTATTACAATGATAGAATGCCCGATCATACCGCCGGAATGCTTATCTAAAAGGATTAATAGAAATGGTTAAAAAAGACGATAAAATAACTAAAGAAGCTAGGGTTTCTTGTGAGACTTGGCGAAATTCTTTTAAGCATAATATAAATGCTTATCACGACATGCACACTTTTATTCTTGGTGAGCAATGGAGTGAAGACGAAAGCGACGCGATGATTAAGACTTTTAAAAAAGTACCTCTTACATCGAATAAGCTAGGCACTATGGCTAACTCATTGCTAGGCGAGCAGCAACAAAATACGCCGCAGTTGCAAGTTGTGCCGATGACTAATTGCGATGAAGAAACGGCAAATTTACGAGAGCTTATTGTTAAAGATATCGTGTTGTCAACCGAGGCTAATACGGTTTATCAAATGGCCGCAAGCCAAGCTTTTATTGGTGGCTTTGGTGCTTATTACTGGGCAACTGAATACGCTCATGAAAAGTCTTTTGATTTAGATATAGTCCCTCACCACTTTAAAGATTCAACACGTGCTTATTTTGACATAGGTGCTGAGCGTGTTAATAAAACAGACGGTATGTATGCCGGTTATATTTCGCGTATGACGCGCCAAAAATTTCGTGAAATATATGGCAAAAAAGTCGAGGAAAAAATAGAAGCCGACGCAGGCTCAACATCGGAAAACGATGCGGCACTAACGTCAGAACCGGAAAGCGGCGGCATTGATTCTTTTACTTGGGCTGATAACGATTCAATCACTTTACAAGATCACTTTGTTAGAAAAATAGAAAAAGAAACATTGTACAAGTTATCAAACGGTCAGATATTAAATCAAGAAGAGATGGACGAGTTAATAGAAAGCTCAAGTCAGCGCATGATGTTAATGCAACAACAAGAAGCTTTAATGTTAGAGCAGCAAGTTATGCAAGGCGAAGAGGCTGGCCTTGATGAGGCTATGGGCGAAATGCCGCAGGCCGAGGAAGTAGCCACCGACGATGGTTTTGAAGAAGCCGACGACCGCGTTACTTTATTTGTTGAAGATGATCCGGTTCGGATTGAAGACACTCGCGAATCTAAAAAAAGCAAAATTATTCATTATAAAATTGCCGGTGATTTCATTTTAGATGAGTCTGATTTTCCAAGTGAGCAGCTACCAGTTATTTTTATAGACCAAAGCAGTTATTTTGATAAAACCGGAAAGCAAATGTGTCGCAGCTTTTTTGTAGATGCAAAAGATACGCAGCGTTATATTAATTATCTTAGAACGCAATCAGCATACATTTTAAAAGTAAGTCGTTACGATCAATTTATGGGTAGCAAGAAGAACGTATCTAGTAATGATACAGCGGCCAAATGGCGCGACCCATCTAATCAGCAAGGAATGTTAACTTTTGATGAGTCACCGCAAGGCCATAAGCCTGAGCAAATACGCCCCCCAGAGCTATCAGCTAGTTTATTAACGCAATATCAATTAGCAATAGAGGATTTGTACACCTCAACCGGCTTATATCCAACGCGTATGGGTCAGTCTGGTAACGAGGTTTCTGGTAAAGCTATTGACGCAAGAACACGCCAAGGTAGTTACTCTACGTTTGTAGCGTTTAACTCGATTAACAGGGCTATATCAGCTGGCGGTGAAATTGTTAATGAAATGATTCCACGCGTTTATGATAGCGAGAGAGTTATAGCTTTAATGACGCCCGATGAAGGCATGAAAAATATTACTATTAACAAGCAGACCGATGAATACGGGGAGCGAATTGAGAATGATATACGCAAAGGAACTTACGAGGTACGCCTTAAACCTGGTGCAAGCTTTGAGGGTCAAAAGCAGGAGTCTTTGGAATCATTGCAAGCAATTTTACAAGCTAATCCAGCCGCATTTAACCTTATCGCTGATTTATATGCAGAGAATCTTCCGCTTGCTAATACTATCGAGCTTAAGAATCGCCTCAAAACTCTTGTACCGCCTCAAATTGTCGAAGCGGGTAAAACTGGCAAGATGCCTCAACAAGATCAAAATCAACCTCCAAGCCCTGAAGAGCAAGCTGCTCAAAGGTCTGCGCAAATGAAATTGAAAGAGCTTGAGCTTAAAGAAAAAGAATTAGAGCTTAAAGCTGAAAAACAAATGTATGACACTAACCATGAGATTGAACGCTTGCGTAGCGATAGATTAGAAATTGCGGCCGGTTTACAAGAGCAGGAACTACGTTATGCGGCTGAAACACAGCGCACGCAAAGTGATTCACAAATGGCGCACGCTGATAATTTAGTAAAGATTTTGACTCATAAAATACAATAAAAGGATAGTTAAATATGGATTTTAGTGCTGCGTTAATTTTATTAAAAGATGGTTCATTATTGCAGCGGTCTGGCTGGAACGGGAAAGACCAGTTTGTTTTTTTAGTCCCAGGCTCAGAGTTTCAAGTCAGCCGCCCACCTCTTAATAAAGTTTTTATTGAGGGGACTGATGTTACTTATCGCCCTCATATTGACATGAAATATCAAGACGGCACGATCGGAGTTTGGTTAGCGTCGATGGGCGATTTAATGGCAAATGATTGGATAATAGTAAGTTAGTTTTAACATCAATAGAGAGGGAAAAGCATGGGTACAGAGACAAGTAGCATTGATGATTTTTTAATGAGCGGTAAAACTAAAGAGCAGCCAGCTGCGCCGGAGCATCAGCCGGAGATTGACGAGGTAGAATCAATACCCAATCAAGAAAACGAAGAGGATAATAGTGATACTGGGCTTGACTTAGACGGTGATTTAGAGCCTGAGTTACCGGAAAACGACGAAGACAATCAAGAAAAAGACGCGCCTGAAAGTGATGTTGATGATTACGGCAACGAAAAAGCAAAGGCAAAAACTTATAGTGAGGACGAGGTTAACGAGCGGATTAATAAAGCGGTGCGCGAGCGTATGGCTAGACTTGAACGCAATCAACCTCAGCAACAAGAACAGCCATACCAACAACCTCCACAGCAAACAGGTGAGCCAGAAAATGCGGCAGCATGGGAAGACCAGTTGGGCGGTTTTGTTGAGCAGACCGTTGCTAATATGAATATGAAAAAGCAACAGCAAGAGCAACAGCAACGCGAGCAACAGGCAAAAGTAGAGTTCGAGTCTAAGTTTCATAATGGCATGAGCAAGTTTACTGATTTTGTTGACGTGGTTGGCAGTCAAAATATTACCGATGCAATGACTATGGCAACTAGGTCAATGACAGACCCTGCGGCTTTTATTTATGCTGCTAGTAAAAGGCATGCTAGTGATTTAGAGCGTATATCAAAAGTAGCCGACCCTTACGCCCAAATGGTTGAGATTGGTAAACTTGAAGAGCGTATGCGAAAAAGCAAGGTATCAACCAAAGCACCAAGGCCGGTAACTAGGACTCAAGAAGATGCTAATATTCCTGATAGAAGTAAAAAGAAAGATGGTGGTATAGATGAGTTGATAGCCAAGGCCGACGCTAAAAGGCGTGCTTTGTTATCGCAACGTCGTAGATAAAAATTTTACAAAAATAATAAGGTAGGCTAGTATTGCATTAGATGCGTATTGGCCTCCATCAGCCACCTTTTACATACATAGGCGTGTAATTATTGTCAGCCGCCGGACAAATGAAAGTGACCGCATAACTATTTTAGTTATGTATTTATTAATAATTTGCCGGAGATAATAATGGCTAATACGTTCAATCAAACTCAATATGTTTTAGATGATGTTTTCGTTAGATTTTGGAATAGCTTAGCATTCGCAAGAACTGCAAACAGAAACCTAGAAGACGACTTTAAAAACTTACGCTTTGCAACAGGCCAAACACTTGACTACAGGTTAGAAGAAAGATATCTAGCTGGTGAGGGTGCTGCAGCAACTTCTGAAAATAGAGTTCAAATAGTACGTCCACTTACTATTGATAAGCAATTTCGCACAATGGTTGAGTACACAGGTAATAACTTAACTTTTGACCGTGCGCGTGATGAGCCTTATTTAGAAATGGCTAACGCTCCAAGAGCTAAACGCCTAGCTAACTTAGTTGAAAAATATATTGCTTCTGATAACTTCCAGAAGAAAACTTATCAAGCTGTAGGTACACCAGGTGTTCCTGTTGATTTCAATACAATCTTAACAGCTGATGCTTATATGACTGAGCTAGCTATACCGGAAGACGGCAAGCGTTATTGCGCTGTTCCTCCACGTACTGCGGCTGCGTTATCAAATGATTTATATGCTGTATTTAACAATAGCGTTAATACAGGCGCGTTAATGGATGGTTTTATCGGCCATTTATCAGGTTTTGACTTCTTTAAAACTAACTTCTTAACCCGCCATGTTTCGGGTGCAGGTGAAGCTGGTGGCGCACCTCCAACAGGCTTTAAGCTTGGTGGCGTTGTAACAAATGGCCCAATTTCTAGCGGTAGTAGTATCGCGGTTTCTGGTTTAGTTGTTTCAACAACAGCCTTT